CATCTTGAAGACGATGGCGGTCTTTCCGCTATTCTCAACACCGTGACCGTCAAATTCGACATTGAAAGCACTAGGGAACTTTTGGCCAGTGGGCTGTTTTCGATGGGCGTTCCTGAAGAGAAGAAAGGAATTCTTCGTCAAGCCCTGGAGGGTGCAACGACAGATACCATCAAAGAACTTGTAAAGTCCGTGTTGAGGAATCCGAAGGGCGCGATGGACGCTGCACAGAACCTCTTGAACGTCGTGTTTTAGCCTCATATCGCCCCTCCGCTCCGGCTTCCAGCGTGGCTGTTCCCGGCGGTGGTCAGGCTGCCGCCGACCAAGGCGGAGCCGGTGATTTCCAACTCGGTGCAGGTGATCTTGCCCGCCAGGGTGTAGCTGCCTTCCTGGGTCGTGTGGGCCTTGCAGGTCACGGTGCCCACCGTGCCGCCGGGGCCGGAGGATTGGACGTTGCCCTCCTGGATGATGAGCGGAGCCTTGATGGTCCAGGTGCCGCCGATGGTCTCGTGCTTGTCGCCGCCGATCTCGGCCACGCGGTTGGCGGGCGTCACTTCGATGAGGTTCCTGTTGGCGTCGATCTTGATATAGGTGCCGTCGCTGTGCTGGATGATGAACGCGCCCACCTCGCAGGCCGGTGCGCCATGCTCGGCCCAGCGGAAATTCGAGATGCGCGGATGGTCCGGGTCGCCGTCGTAGTATTCGAGGTCGCACAATGCGCCCGCAAGCGGCGGGCAGACCACGCCGCGCCCCGGCCCGGCCCACAGGATGGGGATCTCCACGCGCGGGATGACCGGCTCGTTTTCGTCCACGGATTCGTCGTTGCGCAGCGGCTGCACGTCCGCCCAGTAGCGCCCGTCCTCTGCCGGATGCGTCGCCACCACGCGGGCCTTGCGCATCACGCGGTAGTAGGCCCGCAGGTCGGGCATGACCAACTCCACCACCCGCTTCATGAGCCGCCGCAAATCAGTACCAGACATGCTCGACTCCATAGCTGACGTGCGTCCGCACGCTTTCCCGCTCAATAACGTGCCGCACCTCCAGAGCGCGGCTTGCCGCGTCCACGCCCAGCCGGTCGTCTACCAGTCGCACCAGCCGGGAGTGGGCCAGGCCGGGCAGCAGGTAGGTCTCTATCTCGCCCAGGGCGTGGGGCTGGCCGGACGGGCGGTGGCGGATCAGGTTCTCGCCAGCGGCGATCACGGGCGTGTCGCCCGGCTCGTCGAAATCGCCCAGGTTCAGGCCGTCGCGGCCCAGCCACAGGGCCGTGGCCGCCATGTCGTGGCCGAATGAGCGCCACAGGGTGTGCAGGAGCTGTCGCGCCGCCTGCCACACCGGGATGGTGGACACCGGAAAGCGCGGGATGATCTCGTCGGGGATGTCGATGGCCGCTACCGGCAGCCCGGCATGGCCCAGGATATGCCGGGCGATGGCCGCGCTCGACTCGTCGGCGTAGCATTCGCGGATGCGGACCGTGGTCAGGGGCAGGTCCGGGCCGTCGGCCAGCAGGCAGTGCTGGTCGCGGTTGACCCGGCGCACGGTGCGGACCGTGCCGACCCAGGTGGCTGTCTCGCCGCCCCGGTAGCCGTATTCCACGGCCACGGGTGCGCCAGCGGGCATCCATCGGGCCACGGCCCCGTCCGCATCCGGGATATGGATGGCCGCGCAGGTCACGGGCGCGTGACGGCGGGACGAGATGACCAGACGCGGGCACCGCTGCACCACGGCCCCGCCCACTTCTATATGCACGCGCACGCCGGAGATCACAGGGCACGCTCCGATATGGCCGGGGCCAGGCCGGGATCGGCGGCGGCCTGGGCGCTCCTTGCGGTCCGCTGCTCGGTCCTGATGATGGGCGGGCGGTGCTCGGTGAATCCCAGCATGGCCATGATCATGTCGTCCTGATCCGTTTCGCTTGATTCCAGCCGGGCAAAGACCACGCGCTCTATGCCGCGCGCCGTGGCGTGGGCGTTGGCCACGTCGAGCACGCGCGGGTTGGCCCCGTTGTCGTGGCCCCGGAACAATCCGTCCAGCTCGGCCAGCTTGTCGTAGCAGGTCGAGGCGTGGTCCGTGAGCAGGTCCACGGTCAGGGTGATGGCGCAATCCTCCCAGCCCATGGGCGTCTTGGTCTTGCCCGAGAGCGTGTCCTGCTCGGCCTCGTCAAAGCGCACGCTCCCGCTCACCCGCAGATCGCGCAGCATGCCCGGCAGCGTGGCCGAGCCGAGCCGCACCTCGCCATGGGCAAAGGTCAACAGTCCGTCCGTCATACGATGTCCTCTCCGCTAGAGCCGTCATGCTGGGCCACCAGGTGTTGCAGCGCGGCCACGAATCCCTCGGCGTCGCGCACGTCGGGCATGGTGATGGTCAGGTTCTGGATGACCACGGACCGCCCGGAACGGGCGACCGCGCCCCGGTCCGGCGCGGGGGTCTGCTCCGTGGCCGGGGGCGGTGCCTGGGGGGTGGGGATGTCGGGGGGCGCGACCGCGAGATTTGCGGCCAGGGCCACGCCCGACAGGGCGGCGGACGCCGTGGAGTGCAGCTGGGGCGCGGCGGCCCGGATGCCCGAGCCGAGGGTGTCCATGATCTTGCTGCCCGACAGCGTCAGCGACGACAGCGGGCCTTCCTTGGCGTCCGAGAAGGGCAGGAGCTGGCGCACCTTGTCCAGCCCGGTCTTGATCAGGTCGTAGGGCATGGTAATGACAGACCGGATGCCGTCGGCCAGCGTGGTCACGAGCTTGCGGCCCGATTCGCTGAGGTCGATGTCGAACAGGGCTTTCAGCCCGCTCCAGACCCGGCCTATGGCGTTGTAAAGATCGGTGAAGTAGTAGGCGAACACGCCCATGACGCCCACGCCGGACAGGATGGAAAAGAAATCGCCGATGGCCGAGCCCACGGCCTTGATGTTGTCCCACAGCATCCCCAGGCCGGTGCGGAAGTTCTCGCTGCCATTGTAGAGGGCGACGAACCCGGCCACCAGGGCGGCCACGCCCAGCACGACCAGGGCGATGGGGTTGGCCGCCAGCGCACCGTTGAGCAGCCACTGGGCAGCGGTCCAGATATTCGTGGCCCTGGCCACCTTGATGAACTCCGCAGCCACCACGACCATGCGCATGGACGTGAACGCGCCCCAGGCCAGCGAGCCAGCCCACACCGCGCCGGACAGCAGCGTCATGGCGATAACCAGCCCCGAGGCGTATCCGGCTATCTCCAGGAGCCAGCCGCCCACCGGGTGGGAGGCCACGGCGTCGAACCAGCGGACCACGCCGGTGCCCACCTGCACCAGGCTGCGCATGGCGGGCAGAAAGCGGCTGCCGATGGTGATCTGTAAAGACTCGAAGGCGCTGCCCAGGGATTTCTGGTCGCCCGCGAGGTTGTCGTTCTGCATGGCCGCGATCTCGGCGGCGGTGCCAGCGGCGTTGAGCTGGGCCGCATACTCGGCGATGCCCCCGGCCCCGGCCTTGTCAAACAGCGAAAGCGCCGCGCTCATGGCCTCGGTGCCGAACACCACCTTGGTGAAGGCCATCTTCTGGGCGCTGCCCAGGGAGTCGGTCGCCTTGGCCATGTCGGCGAGGATGGCGATGGGGTCGCGCAGGTTGCCCGCCGCGTCGGTGGTGACCACGCCGAGCGCCTCCATGGCCTTGGCAGCCTCGGTGGAGGGCGCGGCTAGGCCGTTGAGCATGGCCCGCAGCGCCGTGCCCGCCTGGCTGCCCTTGATGCCCACGTTGCCGAGCAACCCCGCCATGGCGGCGGTGCCTTGCAGCGATACCCCGGCCTTTTCAGCGACCGGGGCCACGTATTTCATGGTCTCGCCCAGCAACTCAAGGGAGGTGTTGGAGGTGGTGAAGGCGGCGGTCAGCGTGTCCGCCACCTCGGGCATCCGGCTGGCCTCCATGTTGAAGGCCGAGAGGATGTCCGAGGAGATGTCAGCCGCCCGGCCCAGTTCGGTGGCCCCGGCGCTGGCCATGTTCAGCACGGCGGGCAGCGCCGCCACGTTCTCCTTGACCAAGAAGCCCGCCATGGCCAGATACTTCTGCCCTTCGGCCACCTGCATGGCCGACCACGCCGTGGTCGCCCCCAGCTGGCGCGCCGCGTCCGAAAGCTCGGCCATCTCGCCCGGCGTCGCCCTGGACACCGCGCCCACCTGCGACATGGCCGCCTCGAAATCCGAGGCCGTGGACACGCACGGTCCCAGCGCGGCCAGAAACACCCCGGCAGCCAGGGCCACGGGCAACAGCGACTTGGCCAGCCCCAGCGCCCGGCTGCCGAGCGACTCCGCAGCCTTGCCCGTGGCAGCCATCCCGGCTCCGATCCGCCGCAGCGGCGCGGTGATCATATCCACCAACGACATGGTGGCGAGTACGTTGAATGCGTCCATGTCGGCAAGAATAGCCGCTCAGAGGGAGGAGTATCGGGAAGCTGTGCGAGGGGTGCTTGCGATTTCTAGCTTTGAAGGGATAAGTATTCATCTAAACCGGGGGCGATAAAATGACGTACCTTTTTGAATTATTCAATTCGTGGGGCGGCGAAATTGCAAAGATGGGCTTGCCAGCGCTAGCTGGGTATTATGCGAGGTCTATTGTTGATAAAAAGTCTTCCAAAAAGGCGCATGATATTAATATATTTAAAACACTTGACGCCATTGCTAATGAAGAGTGCATTACCGATCTTTACAACTCATCAACAGGCGCTTATTGGATCGGCAATGTACGTTTCAAAATTTCAGCAATGCTTGACGAATCAGAGAAGTCATCAAATACATTTTTAGACAAGAAGTCGAACGAGCTACTGTATAAATTCAATATTGCAGCTAGAGAATTGTTTTTGTTCTATTCTGGAGAGGGACTCCCATGCCATTCCGATGCAGACAAGCAAACAGTATATTTCAAACATATGGACCAAAATTTTTCTAAAATCAACAAACTGGTTGAGGCAGAAAAATTTACCAAAGAAATTGCCCCAAAAATCAAACGTCTGAGTGGTTATTTTCGCGATTCATACTTGAAGTATAGAAAACATATCAAATATAAATACTATATATAGTGCATTCTGATTAAAGAATTTAGTTATTCTAAAGAATAAATCGCAGCCTGTTTGGCTAAGATGTTAATGCGCGATTAAGGAGAAAGAAAGTGGAACTGTACAAGAAGCGACAAATGCTTCTCCGAGGGTAGTTCCCCGATGTTTATCAGTACAAAGCAATCCCTAAGCAGCTAAGGACACAGCTTGATAACATATTTCGCGTGCTGCTAAAAGACGCGCAGCTTTTTTCATGGGATATCTCGCGTAAAGTCGCATTTGAGTTGGGGTTTTCCGAAGAGAATACACCTGAGTTGTTTTTGGGTGATGGACTGGAAGAGGATGATTTGATTATTGTTCGACCTCCTGCTGAGCCAGTAATGACATAACTCGACAACTGGAGATAATTTTAATGACTATCTTTTTCAAAAGGCAAAGACAGGCAAGAGGCGAAGTGCCTGACGTTTATCAATACGAAATATTGCCAGATCAATTGCGCATACAATTTTGCCATATTTTAAATGATATTTTCAAGAAGCCTTATGACGAAACGAATGAAAAAGGCAGAAATATTGGTAAAATTGCTCGTTTTGTCGTTGAGTATCTTTGTCGTGAGATAGGAACATTCCAACTTGCCAAAGATATATATTCAAAGGTAGACTACCGACGTGTTAGAGACTATGAAAAAGAACTTTTCAACTTCATTCAGCAAGAAAAAAATATAGAATTTGTTCTCAGTGCAATTGAAGAGATTTTTGCATTATTGACTCCTGATAGTTATTTGATCGCGGAGTTAAATACCCGCTTTCGAGAACATGGGGTTGGCTACCAGTTTGAGGGACAACTTGTCCGTATCGACAGTCAATATATCCACCAAGAAGCGGTTAAACCCGCATTGTCGATCCTCTCAGACAAAGCCTATGTCGGTCCGCAAGAGGAGTTTCTTTCTGCGCATGAGCATTTCCGTCATGGACGATGTCAAGAGGCTTTAGTCTATGCACTCAAAGCCTTTGAAAGCACAATGAAAGTCATCTGCGGCAAGCGTAAGTGGACTTACAACAAAAACGATACGGCCAAGAAACTCATTACCATTTGTTTTGAGAACGGACTCATTCCTCAATTCTGGCAAAGCCATATGAATGGCTTGCGATCTACCTTAGAGAGTGGCGTGCCGACAGTAAGAAACAAAATGGGTGGGCATGGCCAAGGAGCTGAAGTTGTCGATGTCCCTGATCACATTGCCGCTTACGCTTTGCATATGACCGCCTCCACAATCGTTTTTTTGGTGAAAGCAGAAGAGGCGTTGTAGGTTATTTCCCAGCTTGATACCGCCTCTCCAGCCATAACGCCTGCGCAGCCTGCTGGGCGAAGATTTCAACGGACGGGGACGGCGACTCGCGGAGCCAGTGCTTGATGAGCACGGCGTATTGCGAGAGGCCGTTCCCCTCCAGTTCCTGCAAGCTGCGCTGGATCAGTTTCCCAGGTCGCCGAAGCCGCAGCTGCCCATGAGCGCGCCGCCAAAGGTGGAGGCGAGGCCGGGGTAGTCACGCAGAGCTTCCTGGAGCGCGCCCTTGTCGTCCGGGTGGACGGTCTCCATGATCAGGTTGGTGAAGGCCGTGGCCGCGTTCTTGAGCGCTGTCTTCTGCACCCGGTTGGCCTGCTGGGTGTTGGGCCGCTTGAAGCGGAACTTCACCTCCACGTCCTCCCCGGCAAAGCGGTCGAGGAAGCTGTGCCGCATGTCGACGTACTGGTCGGTCTTGGCCTCGGTCTGGTCTTTCATGCTCGTGTCCTTTTCTCAGGTTGGGTGTCACGCCGGGGGCTAGAGGGCGTCCCGGCCATTCCACTTGATGGGCTTGATGCAGGTGAAGTCGCACTTGAGTGCGCCCGCGTTGTCGTCGTCCTGGCTCGCGCCGCTGTCCTGCTTGGTGATCTTCACGGCAGGGAGCGTGTCGGTCTTGGTGGCCAGTCCGTCGTTGCCGTAGCTGACCACGATCTGGAAGGGGTCGCCCTTGTAGACCGAGCCGCCCAGGGCGTTTTGCAGCAGCTCGAACTCGTCGCGGTCGAGGGTCATGCTGCCGCTGGCCTTGTAGTTCTTGCGCCCGTAGCCGCGCGGGGCGCTGCCCTTGCCATAGCGCGGCTCGATGCCGCGCTCGTCGCTGTAGCTGATCTCGGTCACGCCCACGGCCACGCCGCCCGGCAGCTGGATCTCGACGCCTTCCCAGTCATACAGCACGCCGTTGACTGCCATTACTGAACTCCTTCCAGTCGCGGGTCGAAGTTGGACCCGGCATAGGTGTACCGCGCGAACAGCTTGATCTTGCGGATGATCGGGATGCCGATCAGGTCCATCTCCACGGCCACGCCGTTGTTGGCGATGTCCTGGCCTGCGGGGATTTCCACCACGCGGTCCGCCAGCTCGGCGGGGCGGGCGCGGGTCATGGTGTCCAGCGCGTTTTCGATGCTGGCCTTGAGGTATTCAAGCCCGCTGGCTCCGCCCTCGCGGGTCGGGTCTCCGGCCTCGTCGTACATGCCCTTGAGCGCGGCGATGCGGGCCAGCCGCACGGCCTTGAAGGTGGTGCGAAGGATCTCCTCGTAGCGGAAGTCGCTGGTATCCTCGGCCAGGGTGCGCGAGTCGCCCCAGTAGGGGGACGCAAGCCCCGCGTAGCTCTTGGCCGTGACCGCGCCCTCGCGCTCCAGCATGTACTGGATGCCCTCGTTCCAGCCGTCGGGCAGCGTGCCCTGGGAAATGCCGCCGTCCTTCACCCGGCCCGTGGCCCGCTGCACCGGGATGGACAGCACGCGGCCCACTTGCAGCCCGCCCCAGTTGCGCAGCTTGCGCAGGCCGGTGGAGTCCGCCACCTCGCCAAAGGCCGCAACGGACTGCACGAAGCGGTGGGCATAGCCCGCACGCTCGCTGATCCAGGAGGCGGCCCAGTCGTTCAGATCCTCGCCATCGCGCGGCAGGCGGTATTCGGTCTTGAAGTAGGTGGGCCGGTGGGCGTTCCACAGCTCGTCGGCCTTGGCCCCGCAGGCGGCCCAGTCCACGGCGTCGGACGGCCCCACGATGTGGACGAACTCCACGTCGTAGAGTTCCAGCGGGGTGTCCAGGGCGGTCATCACCGCCGAGATGGACGGCACCGGCGCGTTCAGGCGGCACGAATACTCGGTGCCCAGGACCAGGGCCTCGTCGGGCGCGACAATGGTCACGCCGGTGAAGCCTACCGGGATCGCGCCGTCCACCGGGATGGTGCGCACCGCGCCCCAGTTGTCCCCGCCGTCTTCGGAGAGCTGATAGGTTCCCTCGTTGCGCCCGCCGCCGGAGACGACGCGCAGCACGATCTCGGCAGCCGCCAGGACCGTGCCGGACACGGTGATGGCCGGGCCGCTGCCCACCTGCTCCACAGGGCCGACAGGGCCGCGCACAGTGACGGCGTAGCGGTCGCCCACTGCATGCACGCCAGAGGCGAGGGTGAGGACCGCGCCGGACGCGCCCAGCGTGATCTGCCCGTTGGCGGGCGTGCTCGCGGCGTTCTCCCAGCTCCCGCCGCCGTCGAGCGAGAGCTTGTAGGTGGCGGTGCCGAGCTGGCCATCGGTGACGATCTCCACCACTCCGTCCGCGTTGGCGCTGCCCAGGCCGGACGCGCTGGCCTCCGGGCCGGTGCCGGTGTGCCTGACCGCGCCCACATAGCCGCCGGGCAGCCCGGCCACAGGCACGGCGATGACCACCGGCTCCTGCCCGCCCGTGGCAAAGATGTCGCGCAGCCGGTCCACCAGCGGGCCGACGCCGAGCAGGCCGGTCAGGTCGCTGCGTTTGCCCAGCAGATAGCCCTTGCCGACCTGCCCGGTCGAGCAGACTCCGGCGACGATGGCCGTGCCCGACACGCTGCCGGGCGCGAGGCCGCTGGTGCCGTCGATCAGATATTCAATGACATCGTTCATGGAGCCTCCCTAGATTTTGCCCCCGCCCTGGGGACGGGTGCGGAAGGTTGCCAAGGCGGATTCAAAGTCCGCCTCGGTGATCTGCTTGCCATGGACCCAGCCCGTGGCCTGGCGCAGGGCCGCCAGCTCCCATGCGGGCAGCGCGGCGGCGTGTTCCTCAAGCGGCTTGAGCGGCTGGGGCCGGTCAGTTGTTTTCTTGCTGGCCATTGTCGATCTCCCTGTAGTTGGGGGTGATGGTCACGTCGCGGATGAGCGGGATCTCGCTGTCGCGGGTGGTCATGCCGGTGAACGTGACGAAAAACGTCTTGGACCTCTTCTTGAACACTTCCACCATGCGCCGGGTGAATCCGCCGTATTCGGCCTTGTCCACGGCCACGCGCACGGCGTTGCCCGCCTCGTCCGTGGCCCGCTTGGGCAGCGCGGCGCAAAAGGCGGCGGCAAAGGCGCGGAGCCAGGCGTCGTCATCCGCCCGGATGGCGGCGCGCACAGGCAGTCGGACCGAGTGGATTTCCCGGCGCAGGGTGCGGTGGGTGTCCTCGCTGCCCGCCGTGGGCCGCTTGCCCACGGGCCTGCCCGTGCGACGGTACTGCTCGGGCAGGTAGGAGACCTCCACCCGCCGCTTGGGCAGATCCGGGCCGTCCTTGTCCGGCGCATGCAGCACGGCGGCCTCGGGCAACCCGGCTGCCACGGCGGCGTCCCTGATGATGGCAAATGCGGTCGTTCTCACCGGCCACCTCCCAGGACGGCCACCAGGTGGTCGGCGATGATGGCGCGGGCTTCCTTGATGTCGTCCTCGGAAATGCCGACGTACGGGCGGGCAGGCAGGGTCACGGCGTGGCCGCGCCCGGCCTGCCCGCCGAGCTGGTGGATGCGGGCGTAGACCACATTACTGCCCACCGCGACCTGGGCCGGGCTGGCCTCGTAGCCGATGGAGCCGCGCAGCCGCCCGGTGTCCACCAGGGTCTTGCCGCCCTCCTGTTCCGCGCGCCGGGACGGCTCCCAGCTCTCGCCGTCAGGCCCCTGGCCCGCGTCGAAGCGTTCCACGGTGGACGAGGTCAGGGCTTCGCCGATCTCGGCCATGACGCCCTGAGTTCTGGCCGCCCCGCCCACGGCACTGCCGATCATGCGGTCCATGCCGTTCCAGTCCAGTTTGAAGCTCGTGCCGCCCATGGCTACCATCCCTTGAGCAGCCCCGAGGGGGGCCGGGTGACGACCATGGTTTCCGAATCCACGCGGGATTCCTCGCCCAGCTCCTTCAGGCCGATGTCCAGCCTGCCGTCGCGGATGGCTTCCAGGTCTTTGACAGCCTGCCGGTATTGCGTCTGGAGCGGTATCCACTCGTTGTTGCTGCCGCCCTCGGCGGCCATGACCGAGGTGATGGCTCCCACGATGCGGTAGACGGTGATGACCGAGGCGATGCGGGTCAGCGTGCCCGGCACTTGGCTGAGGGGCAGCTCGAACCTGGCGCGCAGGGCGTCGTCGATCTCCCCGGACACGTTGCCGATGGTTTTCTCGACAATGCCGGGCGTCTGTTCCTCGGCAGCGATCAGGTACGCATCCAGGACATAGTCGGTCAGATCGGCTCTTTGGCAGTACACAGGTGGCCCTCTCGTTCGTTTTGGACTGGTTTTGAACTAGTTCAAGCTGGCTGGCCCGGCCCACGGCCCGCAAAGCGTGTTCTCTGCGCTTGCGGGCCGTTTTCGGCATGGCGGGTTAGTTGAGCACCACGGCCTTCATGACGCTCTTGGGCGCGACAGCGGGCAGGGGCTTGGAGTGGGCGATGAGTTCCAGGTTGCCGCCGCGCTTTTCTTCAATGGGTTTGACGAACAGCGGCAGAGGCTGGAGGTTGGCATCCAGGTCGTCCAGCGCGCCATAGTAGAGGGCGGTGGCCCCCACCGTGTTCATGCGGATCTCCTTGTCGGCCAGCTTCTGGACCGTGCTGCCGTCCTTGGGGTTCTTCCAGGCTTCGCTCATCTCGTAGATCTTGAACTTGCCCAGGATGATGGCTCCGTCGTCCGCCAGCCGGGCGGGGAACTTGCTCTCCTTTTCGGACTCCAGCAGGTTCAGCAGCGTACCGTAGGCCAGGGCTCCGGCGTGGACGAGCTTGTCCCCGCCGTACCCGGAGCGGTCCAGGTCCGTGGCCATGGCGCGCAGGAGGTTGTAGACCTTGGCGCGGGTGATCTCCGCGTGGTCCCACTTGGCGTCGGCGGTGACGTTCTTGGTCTGGATGGTCTCCCCACCGTAGGCCACCGAGTATTCCTGGTAGGTGCCGCTATCCAGCAGCATGGGGAACAGGATGCGACCGTCAAAGACGCACTGCGCGGCCATGGCCTCGGTCGAGAGCTTGACTGATTTGCGCAGCGCCTCAATCTTGCGCCGCGCCCACTGCGCCTGGGTCTGCGGGTTGCCCAGCTTGAGGTTGTTCAGGCTCACCGCGTCAACCTTGGACGCGATCTTGAGCGGCAGCGGCTCCACATAGGTGCCCACCGAGGACGTGTCGTTGAGCATGGCGGGCTGGCCGCCACGGGAGACCACGGGCATGACGCCGATGTTCTGGAGCAGCTCCTCCACGGGAATGACCGGACTGTCCAACTGCTGGCGCACGGACTCCGGGAAGAGCCTGTCGAGCACCGTGCTCGGCGTGGGCGTCGAGGTTTCGATCACCTTGGCGATCTTCGCGGCGGTGAAATGCTGTTTGAGAGACAGGATCAGGGACATGATTCCTCCTTACGCGGGCCAAGGCCCGATGAATTCCATTTCGGCCAGGGCGTCCGCCGTGGCCGGGTCGCCGCTCGGCATGACCAACTCGGCGGTGTTCACGCCCCCGGCAGTGACCGCTTCCGCGGCCACGGCTCCGGTCTCCGCGTCCCGCACAAGGCAGCCCCGGCACCAGTGGGTGCAGTGGGCGACCATAGCGGCCTCGTTTGCCGGGGCGGCGTTGCAGGTGACGGTGATGTCGCCGTTCAGGTAGTTGACCTTGCCCGAGCCGCCAGCGTCGCCGGTCAGCTCGCCGAACCCGTCGTCGGTAAAGGTCTCCACCCCGTCCGAGACCGTGACGGAACCTGCCCGGACGAACATGCCCAGGTTGCCGGTGAAGGTCTTTGCGGCTCCGTCGCCCAGGCCCACGTTGACGGCCTGGGAGGTTCCGTAGGGGTAAAGGGCTTTCCCGACGGACAGGGCCACCAGCGTCCCGGCCATCAGGGTGACGACGGCGGGCGCGGCGAGCCGGAAGGTGCGGACCACATGGCCGCTCCCTACCAGAATCTGGGTTTCTCGTTTGTTCGTGGTGCCAAGCACCGCATCGTGTGCCATGGGATTCCTCCGTGTTTAGAATTTGCGGGCCAGGGCGTTGCCGTCGAACTCCGGGACGTCCTGCTGACCGCCTGCCGGGGCGGCAAACTCGGTGAACAGGCCATGCTCTCCGCGCTCGGCCATGAAGCTCAGGAAGTGCTCCACCAGGGGCTTTTTGCCTTCGCCCTCGCTGAAGCTCATTTCCTTGGGGGCGTCCGGGCCGCCGTCCAGGGCCTCGCAAAAGGCCAGCGTCTTGTCCTTGTCGGCGGGCAGGAGCCTGCCGTCCTCCACCAGTTTGTCCACGCGGGCCGCGAGCGCGGCCTTGCGCTGCTTGGCCGCCTCTTCGGCAAACTCGCTTTCCTTGGCCTTCAGGTCGGCCTCGGCCTTTTCGCGGGCCTTGCGGTCTGCGTCGGCCTGGGTTTCCAGCTCCTTGACCCTGGCTTCCAGTTCCTTGGTCATGTCGTCCTCCGGTGCCGGATCATCCGGCGGGTTCGCCGGTGCGTCCGGCTCGTTGAAATTGAAAAATACGGTAATGCCGTCATCCTCTTGGAACTCCACGGCCCCTAGACCTTTGACCGCCGGGGGCACTGCGCCCAGCAGGCCGAAGTGGCGGATTCTCAGATCGGGCGTCAGGCTGAGGCTGCCGTATTTGTACTGCTTATTCTTCACGCCTTTCCTGGCTGTGTCCGAAAGGCGTGCGAACTGTGCTTGTAAAAACTCGCCGCTTTTCCGCACCGCTTGAAACCAGCCCTGGGCCGGGTCGCTGTCCTTGGGGTGGCCGAAGACCACGGGCGGGTCTTCGGTGCGCTGGCTGAAGTTGTTGACGATGCGGTCCAGGTCGCCATCGGTCCAGGTGCGGGTGCGCCCGGAACTGTCCGTATGCGTCCCGGTGCGAAAGATGTTGATCCACTTGGTCATGTTGACCCTCCGGTCCTTTGTGGTTATGGTTTTCCCATCGTGGGCGACCGCGCCGCCGCAGTCCCGCCGGGGTGGGATCAGAACTGCGGCGGGCCGCTTTAGGGTCCGGCCCCCTAAAGCTGCTCGCGATAGACAAGAATCCCGCCTCTCTGCCTCTCCAGATAATCCAGTATCGCCTGCTGACTGCGCCCGGCCTTGGGCATGAACGTGGTTGCGCCGTGCCAGTTGCGGCCCAGCAGGCTGAACGAGCAGTACCCGCCGATGTCCTTGCTTCCAGGCAGGGAGAACAGCCGCAACAACCGCAGGGCGTAAACGGTCCGCCGATGCTCGCCGATCTCCACGGGTTGCCACCACACCTCGTAGGGGTTCTGGATGGTGCGGGCCAGGAGCTTCATGTACGGCCCCTTGTCCGACCAGGTCCCCTTGAACTCGCCGCTGGCCTTGTCCCGAAACAACCACTGGTCAATGACCACCGGATAGCCGCCGCGCACGGTATGGACCGTGCTGCCCGCAAGATTCCGCAGGCCGAACTCCTTGAGAAAAGCCCGGACGTGCTCCTCCTTGCTCAGGCTCTTGGCCAGGATGTCGCCATCGCCGATCTGCACGATATGACGGCGGTCGATGGCCCCCAGGGGTGGGCGGCAGGGATCGTCGGCGAACTGGCCGGTCCGGCACAGCGCCCCGATGTCCCGGAGCCGGGGCGCGTCGGCCAGCTCCGAGGGAGACAGCCCGGTCAGCCAGTCCTTGCCCACGTTGGTGGACCACCCCTTGTCAGGCAGCGGGGTGACGAGGGATTCCATCCCGGTGGCCGGGTCGACCACGCGGATGGTGTCCGGGATCTCGGTCTGGACCGTCAGCCCCCGCGTCTTGACCTGCCGCTCCGACAGGGTGACCACCACGCAGCGGCAGGCAAAGCCGTTGGGCGGGTACCATGTGTCCCAGAACGGGTGGTCGTGCGGGTAGACCAGCCCGTCCACGGCCAGGTGCGTCTGTCGGGTGCGGCGGTCGCGCACGGCCACCAGCATCCAGTAGGGCCGGGCCTTGGCCACGCGCGTCATCTGCTCGTAGCGTCCGGCCATGTAGGCGCTCTGGATGTTGGTGCGGAAGATGTTCTCCACCCGCCACGCCCTGTTGCCGGTCCATCCCTGCTGTTCGATGATGCCGCCGATCCGGCGCTTGAAGTCGGCCAGGGTTTCGCCCTCTTCCAGAGCCTTGCCGATGGCCGACTGCACCGCGCCCACCTGATCCATCCGGGCCAGCCCGGACACGGCAAAGGCCCGGCTCCGGGCCGAAGCCTCCAGCCGCTTGAAGTCCTTGGCAGAGACCGGAGCCTTGCCGCCCCAGTATTTGACGGCCTCAGCCGGGGCCAGCGGTTCAATGGTGACGGACATCGCGTTCCTCCTGGCAGGCGACGCACAGGCGCACGCCGGGGATGGCGGCCCGCCGGGCGTCCGGGATGGAGTCCCCGCATTCCTCGCAGGCGTGCAGCGAGGGGCCGTGTCCTGGCCGCTCCCGCCCTTCAAGGGCGATCCTCAAGTGCAGTGCCTGAATCTCCTGGGCCAGGTCGCATTCATCGGCCATCGGCTGCCTCCTGGACGGACGCTGTGCCGAAGACTCCCGCGTTGAGCATGATCCGGGCGAGCAGCTCCGTGAGGTCGTCGGCGCTGGCGTCCTGGCCGAGCTGCTCGGCCAGCATGATCTGCATGTCCTCAAAGCTCTCCGCGCTCTGCACGATTTTCTCAATTTGGGTTGACAGCCTCGCATTGGCCTTGACCGCCTCGGGCAGGATGTCCGCCACGGCCTGATCCACCACGTCCTGCATGGCCCCGGCGTCCGCGAATTCGATGGGCGCGGCGTGATCTGCCGCAGGGGCCGCCAGCGCGCCGTCGAGGTCGAATTCGTCCTCGGCCAGCCCGTAGCGGCGGGTGAAGTGGCTCTTGTTGAAGCGCACGCCCATGCCGTGGAGCTTGGTGTCCAGCTTGGCCTGGGCGTCGTAGTCTTCGGGTTCGCTGTAGGCGAAGACCGGGGCGATGACGCCCGCCGGGGCGTTCACGTCGCGGTAGATGATGGCGATGTCGTTCATGGCACTGGCCACCAGGAACTGATCGGCCTCGGCCATGTCCTCGCCCACGCTATAGTGGGTCTCGCTGGCCGCGCGGCTGCCGCTGCCGTCCATCTCGGCGGTCAGGGTCTGGCCCATGAGCACCTTGGAGATGGCCTTGTCCCAGCGCCGCAGATACGCCTCGTGCAGGTCACCGGCCTTGCCGGACGCGCTGGCCAGCTCCACCTCGGCCCCGTTGGGCAGCACGGCCACCGCGTCCTGGACCATGGCGGCCAGGTCGCTGGCCATGCTCATACGCTCGGTGCGCGATGCATTGCGCGGAGCCTTGGCCAGTACCCAGGGCATGCCGAACTTCTCGCAGAAGCGGGTCAGGAATTCGATGCCGCCGCGCTTGAAGGCCACGGGCCAGAGGCAGCGCGAGAGCAGCCGCAATCCGTAAGGGTTCTCGAAGGTCGGGAAGTGCCGGACCAGCACGAACTTGCCGGGCGGCAACGGGCGGTTGTCGCCCATCACGTCGCCGCAAAAGACCGGCGTATTCCGGTCGTCAAACCCAAACCACTTGCGCGGCTTGGCCACGATGTCCGTCAGCCGCAGCCGCCCCCCGCGCGGCTCCCACAGGAGTTCCAGCACGGTCAGGCCGAAAAACGGCGCATCCAGGATGCAGCTGAACACGTCGCGCAGGTTGATGGCCTCCAGGTCGGCCACCAGCGCGTCGCAGAGCCTGGCCGATTCGGCGGCAACGTCGTGCCCCAGGGCCTGGCCGGGCGCAAATTCATAGTCCTGCTTGTTGAGCACCCGCAGCTTGCGGTTCTGCATGGCCATGCAGATCTGGTCGTCAGCGGTCAGGTCTTCCAGCACGCTGGAAAACTCGCCCCGCTGGACCAGCACCGGGTCAGGATCGGGCAGCAGCCCGAGGAAGCCCGCAAAGTCCGTCCCCGCCGCCATGCGGGTGGCAAACTCGGTGGTCAGGTCAGGCTTGTGCTGACTGAAATTGATGGGGTTTCCCCTGGCATCGAAAAGCGTTGGCATCAGTATCCTCTCATGATGGCATTGGCGCGGTTCACCCCGCCGGTGCAGACATCCCAATCCCCGGCACCCGGCTCGAACTTCCGGGCGGCGAACAGGGCCAGGGCAAAGGCGATGGCCGAATCGCCGTGGCGCTTGCCCGCGTCCCTGCGGTCCGTGGTGCGGGCGTCGCGGGGCACCTTGGGCGCGCCCTTGACCACCTTCACGGCCCGGAAGTCGTCGAGGATGTCGTCGTTCTTGGGGATGATCACGGTGCGGTCTTCCAGGGCGGCCTTGGCCGGGGGCCAGTTCTCCAGGTTCCAGCCTTCGGCGAAGTGGACCTGCTCAATGATGTCCGGCCCGAACTCCTGCCGGGCGCGCTCGGCCAGGAATGCGCCGTTGCCGCCTTTGTCCAGCGCGCCGCCGCACAGTTGGGGCAGCCCGTTGCCCACATGGAACAGGGCCTGCTCCTGCTGGGAGAAGGGGCAGTCGCGCAACTCCAGGACAAAGGGGGTGCGGTAGGTCAGGCCGGGCGCTTCGGTCAGCGGCCAGATGCAGGTGAGGTCCACGTTGCGCCCGAAGTCCTCGCCGAACCAGCTCGGCCTGTCGGGCATTGCGGCCAGCAGCAGTTTCAGGTTCTCGCGCAGCCAGTCGCGCATGTCGCGGTGGCGCTGCTCGTCCGGCCAGTCCACAAAGTTCGCGGCGGGGGGCTCCCAGCGGATGACCGGAATGGCCGGGTCCATGCACGCTTCAATGGTGGTCCGCACCAGATACGCGCCGCCGGACTTGGACGGGATGCAGAACAGCTCTTCGTCGGCTCCATCGCCGTAAAAGCGGATGATCTTGTCCCGCCACTCGGCCTGTCCCTGCTCGCTCCAGGTCTCGCCGGTGCGCTCGCAAATGCGGCGGTACAGCCCTTCGGCAATGGCGCGGTCAAAGTCGCAACGCAGCACGGTGTAGGGCAGCCGCCCGGCCCGGCAGTCCTGGATGAGCTGGTTGAAGGGGTTGTCGTCGCCGTCGTGGGTGGAGATGATCAGCACCTTGCCGCCCCACACGGTCAGGGCCAGCGCCGCCTTGAGCAGCTCGTCGAGATCGTCGTGGAACGCGGCCTCGTCGAGAATGACCAACCCCTGCATGCCGCGCAGGGAGCGCGGGCGGGACGGCAGGGCCACCACGCGGCCATGCCGAAAGTCGACACGAAACGCCTTGATCTGCTGGTCCGGGTCGCCTGTGTCCTGCCAGAGGGTTTCCCCGACCGCCGAGGCACCGAGTTCCAGGGTTCGCCCGGCATCGCCTACGTATTCGATGAACTCGCGGGCCATCTCCAGGTTGTAGCCCATGTAATAGACGTTCATGCCGCCCTGGGCCTTGGTCTTGGCCGCGTACTCGGCGGCAACCCAGCTCGCGCCCCAGGAGTAGCCGGTGCGGCGTGACTTCTCCACGACCACCACCGAGGATTCCTTGAGGGTGGTGCGCAGCTCATGCTGATAGGTAAGGAGTCGAATACCCATGCCCCTACCTCAGCGCGTCGAGCATGCGCTCAATGTTGTCGCCGGATACGCCCCGGCCATCGTCCTCGGCCTGACCACCGGCTGCCTTCATCTCCGCCACCAGCTCCAGCGCCTTGCGCACGTCGGACACGGCCTTGAAGTCGAGGTCTTCCGGGCTTTGCAGCAACCGGTTGAGCTTGAGTCCCACGGCTTCCTCAAGGGCGGTCACCGCGTCTTCGGGCGAGCGGATCGTGCGCAACCCCTGTTGCCGGGCGGCGTCCATGAGCTTTCTGGCGCGGGCGGCCTCGGCCTGCTTCATGGCCAGGGTTTCAAGGCTGGCTACGGCAAAGCCGGTCTGGGCGTCCTTGGAATCAATCAGCCGCTTGAGCATGACCGAGCGGGCCAGGATGGTGTCGGCCTGGAGGTCGGCCTCGGCCTGGGCCAGTTTCTCCCGCTTGGCGCGCCACTCGTATTTCTCGGACCAGCGCTTGAGCGTGGACACGGCGACTCCGGTTTCCTCGGCCACCTTCTCGAAGGTCAGCCGGGCCACGCAGTAGAGTTCCTGCGCTTGCCACACGGCCTCGGGCGGGTATTCGCGGCCTTGGCGGTGCATCACGCGCCTCCAATGTCGGGCGAGGGCCGCTTGACGCCGGGCACGGTGGTGTAGCCCCGCGCCACGTCCTCACCCCGTTCGGTCAGGTGCGCCACATGGCAGCCGCCGGTGCATTCGACGCGCGCGAGATCCTGCTCGGCCAGCCAGGCGAGCTGGGTGCGGATGCGGTCGCGCGAGGGGCGAAAGCCGAACTTCGGGACCAGGTCTTTGATCATACTGTCGTTGAGCGTGTAGCTCGGGTGCTCCAGCAGCAGGCGCAAAATGGTGATGCGCAGGTGCTCGGCCACCACGTTTCCGTAATCCATCTATTTGCCTCCATTGAGCAGGAATTCTTCATGTCGGGAGACCACACGCTCGACCCGCTCCACGATGCGGCCCAGCCCTTCGATCTTTTCCACGGCCACCTGGAGGTCGCCGCCGAAGGCGCGAAGGGTCAGGGCCAGTTCGTGGAGCACTTTTTCCGAGGGGACGTTCTCAAGGCACGCCTCGGCCTTGGTGATCCGCCGGTCGAGCTGCGCCATCTGCTTGCGCTGGTCGAAGAGGATCTTGCCGAGGAACGCGGCGAAGGGCAGGACAACCACCTGGGCGATGCGGAGGATGATGTCGAAGAGTTGCATGTCCACAGGCTATCTCCGCATCAGCTTGATGGCCTTGTCCATGGCCGTTTCCGGCTGGAAGCCCATCTCTCCGAGCTTCTCCTGGGTCCGGCGTCCGGTGTAGGCCCGGTACATGAGCAGGAAGGTGCCGGACACGGTCGGCAGCGCCCACTTGAGCACGTCGATGATGAACTCGGCCTCGTCCTTGCTGATGGACGAGCTGAAGGCCGAGGCAAAGGCCACACCCACACAGGAGAATATGAGCATGAACGAGCCCTTGCCGTACCAGCGCAGCAACTGGGGCCGGGTGCGGCGGACATACTCGTCCTCGGATTCGATCTCGGCCTTGGCCAGCCTGCGCCCGCCCTCCACGTCTTCAAGGTCCAGCTCGCGCAGACGCAGCGTGGTTTCAAGCCCGGCCTTTTCCAGGGCAAGCCGCTGCTCGCCGGTCAGGGGTTGCTGTTCGGCCTCCTTGAGCCCGTCCGTGATCTGGCTCACGCCGTCCTGAATCTTCTTGCCCGCATCGCCGCCGATGGCCCCGGCGATGGTGGCCACACCTTCGACGGCGGTGACGATCTGCCCGATGCCGGGCACGAACTTGAGCGCGCCTGTGAGGAAGTCACCGAACCCCATGGTCCCACCCCCTTCCGGCCTGGCCGGTGGCGTCGATGATCTCCAGCAGGAATTCATCGCCCGGCTTCACCCCGGCGCGCTCCAGGCCAGCCATGAGCCGGTCAAAGGCGCTCCGCGAAGCGGTGACCATCTTTTGTGGGACCATGCCGGGGTTGGGCGGCCCGGCAGCAAACCCGGTTCCGGGATGGATGCAGCCCTGGGAGTCGGAATGCAGCCCGGCCTCGGTGTCACCGGCCCAGTTGCCGGAGTGCATGAGGATGTGGCTGCGGCCCGGCACGCCCAGCAGGTGCGGGCAAAGGCCATACCTGGGGGACTCGGCCAGCACGCAGGCATACGGCCCCGGCGGGATGCACGAAACATTGGGGCGGTTGTCGCGCCACGGCGGCTCGGCGCACGTCAGCTCATCAGTGACCTGCTGGGGCGGAAGCATGCTCTGCGCGAGAAACAGCCGCCCGAACGTGCCCTCGGTGCCGGTGTCCACCCTGACAAGGGTAATGGTGATGTCGTTCATGATCGCTCCCTGTATGGCGGGGCCGGATGCGGCCCGGCCCCGCCGCTATGCGAGGTTTCCGGGCGGTAAGCCCGGTTGGTACAGGGAGGAGATTATCGGAGGCTTGATTTCTGTTCAGGACAGGGTGTAATGGGTGGGTGGTAATGAGAAAGGCGATCCCTTGTGCTGACGGACAACACGATTGAACTCGGGTGGATAAGGCCATTGGGGGCGATATGCCGGATGAAGCTACAGATAAGAAGGCAGAGATGTTTAGTCAGGCGTGTTATAATGCTTGGTTTTCAGTCAGTCTGGAAAAATTAAAACAACTTGTACTTGTTTCCTCTGGTGCAATAGGATTGATGTTGGCCATGAGAGACAGCATTATTTCAACAATATCTTTTTATTTTTGGATTTTTTCCATAGTTTCATTCTCCATTACGTTGTTGGTCATATTGTTTTTTTCATTTGAAAATGCATCAACCCTTATCGCTGACGAGGCAAATGATCGCAGTAGTAGCAGCCGTGGCGCTGCGAAATTGTTAGATACAGCATCTGTAGTGTTTTTTTCTTTAGGAGTTCTTTTTGCAGTTTTGTTTGTTGTGTTTACAATGAATTATTTTAAACAGTAATGCATGATACGGGGGCGATTCCATGTCCAATAAAGAGAAAGACAAGAAACAACATGATCACGGGAAAAACAGAAATGGAGGCAAGGGCGAAGGTTTTTCCAAGGACAACGGACGCACTGCCAATGACAGCTATGCGGACATTGATAGGTTAAGACCAAAGCCAGACAAGCAAGGTGACAAAAAATAGCTGTTGGTTATAAATCGACCCTTTCCATCTCCTCGAACACACTCTCAGCCGTCACCCTGAACGGCAGGTCGAGGTGTTTCACCAGCTTTCCCTCTGCCGCCAGGGCATAGACCTGGCTCCGGCTAACGTTGAGGCAATAGGCCGCCTCGTCAGCCCGGAGCAGTGTTTTTGACCGCACCATCTGGGTTGGCGTGATGTCGAATTTCATGTTGTAGCCATTGTCCTTGCACGGCAGCACGACCTGGAAGCCTTCCGGCCTCTTCGGGGTGCAGCGCTTTGAGCAGCCGAAGCAATGCAAGATGGGCCAGCTGCATATCCAGTAAGCGGCCTGGGGCTTGGCGCAGCCGAGACGCTCGTAGACGATGGCCGAGACCTCGCCCGTGTAGGGGCGAAATCCTTTTGCGTAGAGGTCCGCAAATTCCTTCAGTTGCTTGGCCGTCATGGTGTACCCCCCGTGACATCTAACTTGAGAAGACGCCCATGGCCGCCCTGGCCTGAGCCGTGAACAGGTCGTCGCACCGCTGGCAGTTTCCTTTCACATGGCACCGCGCACACGCCGTGCGCTTGATGGCCTCGAAAACCTGTCTCTCCCCATCCTCCCCGGACAACGCCGCTTTGATCCGCTTCGCCTGCCGCTCCCGGTTCCCGCCGTAAGTTCCGGCCAGCAGCATGTAGACCGTGGCCCGGTTGAGTGCGGGGTGGCGCTTGCAAAACTGGTGGACCGTGCCATAGCGGCGCTCAATCTCAGCGCGCAGGTTCTGCATTGTCCGGGTCGATCCCCTTGGCGCGGCAGCGGTTCATCAAATCCTTGGCCAGCGTCTGCAAGTGATCCTGTTCCTGTATCCACAGGAACTTCTCCACCCCGAACTGCTTGGCGCTGCGGAGATCAAGCCCGGACATCTTCCAGCCCAGGGCATGCCACATGGCCGCGATCCACCGCTTCTGGCGGGCAAAGGGCACGCCCTCGGGCACCTCGTAGAACGTGGGGCGCTTCGTTGTAGCCCTTCGAGTAGCCCTTCGGCTGGACGTAAAGGTTGCGCCCAGCGCCTCCATGTGCCGGACACAGTCGGCCATGTCCTTCAGGCCGAGCTTGGCGGCGGAGTCCTTGCCGTATCTGTCAAGCAGCATGGTCCGGTACTGTCCGTCATCCATGCCGAGCTGCTTCATCGCGATCTTGATCTTGGCGATCATCCCGCGCCGGTTTCTCTGATCGTATTGTGCCATTGGCCATCCTCTCGGTCTTGTTGTCGCAATCGCATGGTGGGTCATAGATCATTGACGCTCCGCACTTTTTGCATCGGTAGTGGTCGCTCACTTTTCTCCACCGGCTGCTCATCAGGCCGGAGCCGCCACGCCCCGGCGACCGCCACGCAGGGCGGTTTCGCTGCTGTTTTTCCTTGTTCCGAAGCCTACAGGGCTGCGATGTCCAGAGGGATGGCCTGCCACTTCGCTTCCGGCCCGCTCCGGCGGTGGAAGCGGATGTACTGCTTGCTGTACTGGACGTTCAGGCTGTCGCGGATCGC